CCAGATGTTCTGTTTCGTTAAGAGTTTGAGCAAAATGTTCCTCCATTAGATAGATGTGTTCTGGTCCACGCAATCCCATAGATTCTCTTAAATGTAGTACACTTAAGAAAGCGAAGTAAGGTGCCCTAGCAATTTCTTCTAGAACCCAAAACCTCTGATAATCTCTTCCTTTGTAAAGGAAATCAATGATTGCTACCGTGATATTCAAAGTAACTTCATTGAATTTTTTCATAAAACCTTACAGTGTAATTTTTAACCATGGTAATAGCGGAGGTATTACTCCAATAAGTCTAAGGAGACCCTCAGCAAAAAGTGCGAGAACAACCCAACCCACACAAAAAGAAATGATTGAAGCATTACGGTTGTGTCTACGAATTGCATTATCAATCATCTCCTGACATTTTTCCTCTGTCACATAATGTGCTGGTTTGAGTTCTTCCATCCTCATTGTACCAAAAATCCTCCCAATCAGATTCGTTTGCTTCGTAGATAGAAAGATTATCTTTCTGGTCAATTTTTTCTTTCATAGTCTGTATTCCTTTAAAAATTCTAACACGTCATTTAGTGCAAAATCGTATCCATGTTTCATTTGTTCACTTAGATGAGGATGACTTTCAATTTCATTTTTCATCTTGAGAATTTTACATACTATCTGATCCTTAGTCACTAATCCTCTTGGCATACATTTTCTCATTTTAAGCTTAGCTTATTTAGAAAAGAAAATAAAAATTGAAACTGAAATGTTTTAATATCTAAATAGAGATGACCATGAATTTAAAACTATGAAGAAAGCATTTATTGCTTTTGGAATGATTTTGATGACTTCACCTGTATATGCAGGTGGAATTGTTAGTAAGCATGCATCATCAGTTCAACTGAATGTTGATGCAGCACGATCTACTGCAACTAGAATTGGTTCTTCTTTTAGCATTTCTGGATCAAACATTGATACAACTGACGGCACTACTGCTGGCACTGTATCTGCTGGTACTATAACATCCGGAGTCTATAGTCCGGGTACAATATCTGCAACTCAAGATACTGCAGGTGCTGCTTTTAGTTTTAGTCAATCTTATACACAGGCTGATACTGTACCAACTGGTGCTCCTACTGTAGGTGAAGTACCCAACTTTTCCTCGGTTACTTCTTACACTGCAGGAACTGCTGGATCACTTGCTGGAACTGTTACGTCAGCAGGAGTCCTTACCATCACAGCAGGTGGGGCAGGAACAAGTGGAATTGGACAATTTGTATCCGAGGTAACAGTTATCGATTAATGGAGGATCCCCGTGAACATCCGTTTTGGAAGGACAATCACATTTACTGTGACAAGTGCGGTGGCAGTCTTAGTTACTGCTGCCGCTGCCCAGGCGGTCCCCGTGGTCCCAAACTTTACCCAGGGCTCAATGAGCAGTCACACAGAAACAACACAAAAAATAACAGAAACAATAAACTCAATGGACTATAACACAGGGTATCAATACTCTGCAACTGGTTCAGGAGTATCTGCTTCTGGTAATTTATCACCAGGAACAGGAACAAATAATGTAACTATCGATGGAGTGACTTCGACATGGACAGGCGTCAACAACAAACCGACGTTTACACAAACAACACCAGGGGCAGCGTTTCAGTTCACAGAAACTTATCAAGGCCCAGGTTTGAGCAATCACACGATTATTCAAAGAGTAACCGAGGTTCAAAGCGTAACAGACACAACAAGTATTTTCTCCCAGTAATCTTATGTCTAACAAGTATTGCGAATGCCCTACCTGCAAATGCAGAGATAGGAGGTGTGAGTGCGACTGCTGCTCCTGTAGCAAATAGTTCAGGCTCAGTCACTAACCAAGCAATTCAGGTTTTACAAGGACCATATATCACTAACACTTATGGTTCAGGTATCCAGTGTCAAGGTCCCACTAAAAACTTTACCCCTTATGTAACAGGTAGTATATCCCAGCAAAAACCTTGGGAAGATTATTATGATTCTCCTGTTTATGACATGAGAGACATTAATGAGGATGGTGCTCCTGATAATCCTGGATCAATTCTCTATCAAGTTCCTACGAGAACTGGTCAGAAAGATAATTACAATCTAGGTTTAGGGTTCTCTATGACATGGAGTACACCCACAGATAAAAAATTGCAAGATCTTTGTAAGGAAGCAGCATCTTCTAACATTGAGATGATGAAGCAACTAACTGCTAATAAAAGATTGGACTTTGAGATAGCTCGACTCAAAAATTGTGGCGAGTTAATGTTAAAAGGAATTCAATTCCATCCTAAGAGTCCTTATTATTCTGTGTGTGCAGATGTGTTAGTTAATAACCCACCGGGACATACACACCCACACGTTCATGCTATCCCTTCCGTTTCTTCTTCCTCGGGAACACAGAACGTAGAGCCCGAACAGCAGCCGTCATCTGACGCTGCTCTGCTTGGCGCTCCTTTACGCTCTGGACAGGGAGTTTCTTCCCCCGAATAGCGGCAATCTTTTTAATAACTTTCTTAACCGTTGGTTTGACTGCTTTCAATAGTATGTCTGCTAACGGTTTTGCAAGCAGTGCCGAAGTAGTAGCAATAACAGCGATACCACCTACCTGCATTACCTGTCCACCACCTGGAAGTCCCGCTACTATCTGTTGAGGTAGTGGGACATCTTCTGTAAGTTGTACACAAGTCTTGTCAATCAGTTTATAACCAGTAACTTTCTTTCTAAATCCTTCTACGTATGTACCAACAGGTTCTTGTGCCAGTTGTACTTTAGTAGGACATTCTATTTTTGCTGTATTGGGAGGTGGTGGTGGTATAACAGGAGACTTTGGAATTTCTGGTGTTTTCTCAGGTGGTTTTGTCTGTGGAAGATCTGCTGGTCTCGTTATAATCATCCTTTCAGGTTCAAACTGAATAGGATCAAAACTAGGAACGCCAGAATCACAATACGTGACCAATCCTCGCGAGTCATCAGACTTGATCTGGTTGTTTTTCGCGTTGTTTGTTTCATGAGCTTCCACACACCCTGGTATATCTACTACAGGCACACCAATATTGACAGTTACTGGTGGTGTTCTAGGTACAGATGGTTCTGTATATCTATAAGTTTGTATGTCATTGATCTGAATATCTTTAATATTAATACTCGGACCAGTAATAATAGGTATGTCCATTAGCAATCATTAAATACACTACCAACTTGTGATCCTAATTCAGATCCAGCTTTTTGACCTAAGAGCAATGCCCAACCACCTGCTAACCAACCCACGTAAGGGATACTAGCAACAGCAGGAACAGCAACACCAGCAGCAATAGCACTACCTGCTAGAGCACCTTGTGACCGAGACCCAGCGTCCGCCAAGAGACATTCTACTTCTTTTGCAGACTTTCCCTCTTCACCTGTTGCACCTCCTAGATTCCTGGTGCCTTCTCTGGTAAATTGATCGGTTCTATGTTCTCTACGAATTTCAGATGATCCACCAAACCATCCTCTTCTTTCTTTATTAAGATCAAGAGATCTATGGGACTCTAATACTTTAGGATCATCTGCACGATATTCTATTTCATATCCTTCTGGACCTGCTTTAATAGTATAAGAAGAATACTTACCATTAGGAATATTAATGGTGGGAATATTTTTTATTTTAGGATTATTATCTCTCAATACATAACCAAGTAATCCAATATGAGAAATACCTACAACTACACCTAATGTAATGACAGCTATTTTAATTGGAGATGGTTTATTCATGGCATTTTTAAACTAGAACCAGACACACCACCGACTCCTGGTATGGTAGGAATAGCACCACCTGTTGCTTTTGGTAATTCAGGCATAGAACTGTCCATCATTCCTGGAAGTGCTCCAGTAACTGCTTCAGTTGCTGCCTTAGTTGCTGCTTCTTTTACGTTATCGATAATAGCATCTTTGTTCACATAAACATAAGTACCCGCTCCAACAATAGAAGCAGATACAGCAAAAGAAGCAAGAGAAAGAATGTTAATTAGTTTTTGCATGATTTTAAAGTTTGTAATTTTCGTTTGAATCTTTAGTAGTAATATGAACAGGTGCTTGTTCGATTCTGATTGTTTGACCAGGAGCAGTTTGTGCTGCCTTTTCAATCAATCTTTCCATCTGTTCTTTTGTAATACCACCTCCATTACCGCCTTCTTTACCTTTTGCTGCTTGAACCCCGAACGTAGCTAAGACCCCGGTGAAGACACTGGCGATGAAGGTGGGGTCAAGTTTCTGTTCAGGAATTCCGAGTGCAGGAGGTAGTTTGATGTATGCCAGAGTGAGAATTCCACCACTCC